GTGCCGCGCAAAGAGTTTTTGGAACTCATTAAAGGGCGTGAAGGTTGGGCCGGGATTGACATGTCAAAGCGTATTGACTTGACGGCAGACGCACATGTGTTTTGGCTTGAAGATGGTCGATTGGCTGTCACAGCTCACGGATTTATGCCGGAGGAAACAGCGACCAAACATGAACATACTGACCGCGTGCCGTACAGGGATTGGGCGAAAAATGGTTGGTGTACATTGACGCCAGGTTCAGTTACGGACTACAAATACATTGCAAACCATCTCGATGAGTTTGAATTTGATAATGGAGTAAAAATCCTGGAAGAATGCTATGACCCATACAACGCATCACACTTCATGCTAGACCGAGAAGCAGCGGGTAAGACTGTTGTAGAGATTCGGCAAGGTGTACAAACTCTATCGGAACCAACTAAATATTTCCGAGAGCTCGTATTACAAGGGAGGGTTGTCCATGATGGCAGCCCTCTTTTAACTTGGTGCTTATCCAATGCCGTCGAAGTTATGGACAACAACGGCAATATTAAGCTGAGTAAAAAGCACAAGGACGATAGCCAGCGGATTGACCTAGCGGCGGCAGTCATTAACGCTATGGTGAGGGCTATGGTCAATGAAAAAGGCGTAGACGTTTCTGAATTTGCGGAAGAAAGCTTTTTAGACAAACTCTGGGGGTGAACTAAATTTTCACCCTGAAAGGTGGTGAGATATTGGGAATCAGAGATTACGCGCGGCGGTGGCTAAACATCCAGCCGTCAGAACAGCGCGAACGAGAAACACTGGAATTAAACAAAGACGACCGCCGATTAGCGGAAATCCTTGGCATTGACTTAGACGGTGTGAATGTAAAGGGTAAGGGTGCGCTAAAAGTAGATACGGTGTATGCCTGTATCCGGATCAGATCGGAATCAGTTGCCAAGTTACCTTTGAAGGTGTACCAAGAGGACAACTTTGGAATCCGCAAGCAAGGTAAGCACAAGATCGCTCGACTACTGCGGCTAAGACCAAACCCTTTTATGAGTGCCTACGACTTTTGGAAAGTCAACGAAACACAAAACTGCTTATATGGGAATGCGTTTGTGAACATAGAGTTTGACCGCAAGGGCAACCCAGTTGCATTATGGCCTATCGACTATAACAAAGTCACGGTTTACGTCGATGATCAAACCGGGTTGTCTAATGTGATGCAGCCGCGCTCTAAACTTTGGTATGTTGTCGATCTTGGCTACGAAAAACGCAAAGTATCTGAAGATGAAATGTTACATTTTCGCGGTGGCCTGACCATAAACGGAATTATGGGCTTATCGCCTATCGATCAGCTAAGGGCGACGGTGGAAAACCAAGGCCAATCGAACGAGTTTATCAATAAGTTTTATAAGCAAGGTTTACAGGTTAAGGGACTTGTACAATATGTCGGTGATTTAAACAAAGATGCAGAGGAAACATTCCGGCGCAAGTTTGAATCAATGGCATCCGGCCTTAACAACGCCCACCGTATCGCGCTTATGCCGATTGGGTACAAGTTTGAACCAATCGCGCTTAGTTTGCATGATGCGCAATTCTTGGAAAACGCACAACTGACGATCCGGCAGATTGCGGCGGCATTCGGGATTAAAATGCACCAGCTTAATGACCTAAGCCGGGCAACGTATAACAACACATCAGAACAACAAAGAGAATTTTATACCGACACGCTCCAGCCAATTCTCACTGGCTATGAGCAAGAACTAACCTACAAGCTGTTCCTTGATGAAGAAATCGAGGACGGCTTTTTTATTAGGTTTAATGCGGATGCGATTCTGCGTGCAGACATCAAATCCCGTTACGAAGCCTACAGAGTGGCGATCCAATCTGGCTTTAAAACACCGAACGAGGTTAGGGCATTGGAAGAAGACCCACCATTACCAGGCGGGGATGAGTTAATCGTAAACGGGAACATGGTCAAGTTGACAGAAGTCGGAGCTGCTTACCGGAAGGGAGGTGAAGGGGTTGGAGAAGGAACAGAAGAAGCCAACGGGTCAGAAGGAAACTCGGACGCTTCCAGTGACGCTGGAGATTCGGGCGAATGAGAGTGAAGAAGGAAAGCGTACTATTGCCGGAACAATTAAGTATGAGACTGACAGCGTTGAAATGCGCGATTGGTACGGCGACAAATTTGTCGAACAAATTGCACCTGGCGCATTCGCCGAAAGTATCGCAGCTAGAAACGTAGTCGGGCTATGGAGCCATGATACGAGCAAGGTACTCGGAAATGCGAAGTCTGGAACTGTACGGCTGTTTGATGGAGCTAAGGAACTGCGTTTTGAAATCGACATCCCTGATACAGCAGCAGGTAATGATGCTTGGACACTTATCCAGCGCGGGGATGTAGACGGTGTGAGCTTTGGTATGCGGGTGACAAAGGATAAGTGGTCATCTGAAAAGCGCGAAGATGGAAAACTATACCGCCGAACTATCATGAATGCTGAACTATTCGAGATCAGCCCGGTGGCATTCCCGGCATATCCGGCTAATGAAGTTGCGACACGTTCGCTTGAGGAATTTAAAGCATCTGAACAACGTGCAGCCGATCAATATGAAAAAGAAAAATTACTCCTTGAACTCGACCTAATCGGTTGAGTTTTTTTCCAAATCCATAACGAGGTGATTTTAGTGACAAAAGAATTGCGAGCATTGCTCCAAAAACTAGAACAAGCCAAAACTGAGGCGCGGAGCCTTGTAATTGAAGATAAGGTAGCAGAAGCAAAAGAAAAAATGGAAGAAGTACGCTCCCTGCAAGCGAAAGTAGATATTCAACGCGAACTGGAAGAAACGGAAGCACGCGGGCTTGGCGGCAAAGAGTTGAAAGACGATGGAAATGTCGAAGAACGCGACATGAAGGAACTTGAATCTGAATATCGCCACATCTTCTTGCAAGGGATTCGCCGCCGTCATATCACAACTGAACAACGTTCGATCATTGAGGAATATGAACGCCGTGCCGTTATGAACGAAGGCGGAACAAATCCGGCAATCCCAGACGGTGACGTTGGTATTGTAGTACCGCAAGACATCCAAACACGTATCAACGAACTGATGCGCGAATGGAACGATCTAAGCCAATACGTGACTGTTGAGAATGTTTCGACGCTTTCTGGTTCTCGGGTACTCGAAACCGATGCAGACATGACTCCGTTTGCGGATGTGGATGAATATGGTCAAATCCAAGAAATGGATAACCCTAAATTCTCGAAAATCACGTACCAAGTGAAGAAACGCGCCGGATACCTGCCATTGACCAACGAACTGCTGGGCGATAACGACGCAAACTTGATCGGGTACGTCACCAACTGGATCGCTCGTAAGGCGGCGCATACGCGCAACACTCATATCATTTCTACGCTCAATACTTTGACGCCGCAGGCGTTAGCTGACCTTAAAGCGATCAATAAGGTGCTTAACGTCACTCTTGATCCAGCAATCAGCCGAACATCGATTATCTTGACAAACCAAGACGGTTGGGATTGGCTCGANAACCAAGTTGACGGCAATGGTCGNCCGATCCTGCAAGATGACTTTACTCAACCGGGTCGCAAAATGTACAAAGGNCGTCCGATTGTAGTTGTTTCTAACCGCCATCTGCCGAGCGACACGGNTAATGCATTGGCNCCGTTGATTATCGGTAATCTCAAGCAGTTCATGGTGCTGTTTAACCGCAAATTCTTNGAACTCGCATCTACTCGCGAGGGNGGAGACGCATGGAGACGTGATACTACGGAACTACGCACGATTATGCGTGACGACTACGTTAAGTGGGACACGAGCGCCGCTGTATTTGGACAACTTGATATCAGCGATACGCCGTAATTTGAGAGGCCGAGAAATCGGCCTCTTTAATGTTGAGGTGATACTGTGGCGAAAGTTATTAAAGTCTTTAGGGAGCGATTTGAAAATTTCAAACGTTATAACGTTGGCGACGATTATCCAGAAACCAATAAAGAGCGCGTGAAATACCTGGTTTCGCAGGGATACTTGGAAGACCAATCTTTTGAACCGGCAGGAGTTGTTCCAGACAGCAATATCGAAACGGTAGAAGAGGGAGAAACGATCATCCCATTATCGGAAACGAAGAAAACCAAGCGCAGAAAGAGGGGCGCAGATACCGATGGCGATCCTGACGCTTGAAGAAACAAAGACATGGCTGCGTGTAGATGGAGAGGATGAAGACACATTAATTCAAACGCTTGCGGGAGCTGCCGAAACGTACTTACACAACGCGGTAGAAGTTGAGTTTGACGACACAAATCAGCTTGCTAAACTCTACTGCCTTGTACTTTGTGCAGACTGGTACGAAAACCGTGATTTAATCGGTCAACAACCAAGCGACAAGGTAAGATTTACGATCCAATCCATTATGACGCAGTTACAAAACGCCTATACTCCGGTGGAAACGGAGTGAATCCTATGGCAAATAAATTGCTTGTTAACCGGATGGATAAACGGATTGGCATTTATAGGCCAGTCGATCCCGACGAAACAGACGAATACGGCGAACCATTAGATGGGCCAATCAAAGTTTGTGACGTTTGGGCGGCAATAGAGCCGCTAAGGGGTCAGGACAGATACATTGCAAAGCAAGAGCAAGCCGATGTCACAACGAGGATACGCATTCGTTATCGGGATGGAATTGATCGCACAATGATCGCAAAGTACGGCGAAATTGAGTTTGAAATCCTGTACATCATCCATCCTGACTTTGCTAAAACGGAACTCCAACTGATGTGTAAGGAGAGACAGTGACATGAAAATCAAAATGCATTTCAAATATTCGTGGTGGTGGAAGCCCGCCTTTAAAACTGTGATCTCCCTTGCCGTGTTTCGGATTATTTCGATCCCCACCGCCGAAAAGATTGCCAATATCATCGTTAATCTGGCGTTTAAATGGAGAATCGGAAAGACATGGAACAGAATCACGGGTTTGCGGGTTAATCTAGAGCGGCAATAATGGCTAAGCGTTCTGAAATTGAAGGTATGAAGGAACTTGAAAGAATGTTTAAGCAACTTGGGAAAGTACCTCAGACCGTAGCCACAAAGTCAGCCAGAGCTGGCGCTTCAATCGCTTTAAAAGCAGCCAAAGCCAAAGCGCCTGTCGATACCGGAGCATTAAGAGATGGAATCATACTCAAGCGTGAACGTAGGGTGAAGGTAGGAAAAGCCGTTTATGACGTGATGATGGATCCGGCGAAGAATGACATTTTCGTCAAGGAAACGTTAGACGGCAAGCGTTATTACTACCCGGCATCACAGGAATATGGTTTTATCGCACCTGACGGTAGTTATATACCTGGATATCACTTTTTGCGTGACTCATTGACGGACAACGCCAAACAGATAGAACAAAAGGTGCTTGACACAGCCAAAAAGACGGTTGAAAAGGTAATGAGAGGGTGATCCAATGGATTTTGAAGCCGCATTGACGATGGAACTAAAAACTATTACCGATGTCCAAAATCGTGTTTACCCTCTCAATGCCCCAGAAAAGACCACAAGCCCCTACATCCTCTACGGATCTAGCGAGGGGGTAAGGACGAACACCATCACGGACGGTTATTTATCAAATCGGGCAGTACAAGGCGAGATCAATGTAATCGCGCCAAAGTACTCCATCATGAAGCAAGTAACAAGAAAAGTAATTGATTTACTTATCAGCATGAACCAGCGCCAGATTGGCGATAACGGCCCGTACATTAACGAAATGGTGTACGAGGAACCAACGGAATTATACGAACACGAAGTGGATTTATACCGCTGTGTAATCAGCTTTACAACTTATTATTAAGAGGTGATCTCATGCCAGCACAACGTTCGTTAGGAACAAAGCTGAAGATCGGTACAGGCGCAAATGCTGTGGCTATCGGTCAGCTTACATCTATTTCGTCTCCTTCCATGTCTCAGGAGACAATCGACGTTACAACATTGGATTCTGACGGTGAATACCGGGAATTTATCGGTAGCTTTAAAGATGGCGGCGAAGT